TGACCCATATATAGCCTTGACTATGATAAAGTTAGCTTATCTTAACCGAAAATTGTTAATAATCAATGCCATACGCCCGTAAGGTTGATGTAAACCAAACAGAAATAGTAGAAACCCTTAGAAAAGCTGGGGCTGATGTTTATATTTTGTCGATGGTAGGTAGGGGAATCCCTGATTTAATGGTGTGTTACAACGGTGAAACCATCTTAATGGAAGTCAAGCGTGACGCAAAAGCCAAGTACACCCCCGACCAACTTAAGTTTATTGCCAACTGGAAGGGTGGCCCACTTAGCCGTGTTGATTCACCCGAAGCTGCGCTACGAGCGATTGGATTAGTCCGTGTTGCTGACCAATCTTAAAGTCACCGAATACAACCAAGATTATTATGACGAGCATAAAGACGCTGGTCTTGATTATCTTGGGCATGGCTATTGGCAAGAAGAATACGCCAAAATGGTCGTAGAAGCCTGTAAAACGCCCCGTGACGGTTTTGTCGTTGATGCTGGGTGTGCTTGTGGCTCAATCCTCAAAGGCTTTCATAAGCTGAATATGCGAGTTTTAGGGGTAGATTTAAATGAATCCATGATTGGGTTGGGTCGTACCCAATTTGGGTATTATGCTAACGAACTGGTTTGTGGTTCAATCGCTGACACCCCCGCCCTGACTGAAAGCGTTGATTTGGTGCATACCGCCCAAGTCTTAGAGCATATCCCGCAAGACCAAATGGATGCTATTTTGCATGAATTTTCAAGAATTTTAAAGAAATCAGGTCGGGCGTTTATTTGTTTAGATGCCGTAAAAGACGGGGAAACTAAAGAAATGTATATGGGTGACCCTACTCATGTGAACATTCAACCAATAGACTACTGGTATCGGCTATTCCATAAACACGGTTTTATGTATGATGTAGAAGCATATAACAAATTTGTTAGGTCTAAATACAAGCCGACAGAGGACAAAGACGAGAACTTTTTTAACGCTTACCCTTACTGGTCGGTGTGGATTTTGCAAAAAACCTAATATAATGAGGTATGTAAAGGAGTTTCTATGGAAAATTGCGCCCTGTTTCTAGCAACATTGCTACATTCTGCGACTAACACGCATTTTTTCCATTTCACGACCGATTCGTATGCCAAGCATAAGGCTTTGGCTAAATATTACGATAGCATCGTAGGTTTAGTAGATACTTTAGCGGAATCTTACATGGGTAAATACGGAAAGCTAACCACTTTCCCAAGCGTTTACCACCAACCCAAAGACCCAATTAAATACATGGAATCGCTACAAAACTTTGTGGCTGATGCCCGTCAAGATTTGCCGCAAGATTCTGAAATCCAAAATTTAATTGATTCTATTGCTGATTTAATTAACACTACTGCGTATAAGTTAAAGTTTTTGAAGTAAAACAAAACCCCAAAGGTTCGGACAAACCAATGGGGCTTCTAACCACCACAATATAGAGGTATTGTTATGGCTGACCAAATTTTAACGCAAGAATATTTACATACTGTTTTTACATACACAAACGGATACTTGTTTTGGAAGAAAACAGGCACAGGAATACTTAAACATCAAGCTGGTTGGCAAGATAAATTAGGTTATTGGAATTTAGGTTTAAACAGAAAAACCTATAAAATTCATAGACTTATATATTTAATGCATCATGGTTATATGCCAAAGTACATTGACCATATTGATAACAATCCATCAAATAACCGCATTGAAAATTTAAGACCAACAAGTTCAATGCAAAATTCGTGGAATCAAAAAACTCGCAAAACTAATACAAGCGGTCATAAAGGAATTTGTTGGAGCAAAAATGCTCAAAAATGGACTGCAAGATGCATGATTAACGGTAAAAGCAAATTTTTAGGCCAATACGAAAACATTACCCAAGCCATTGAAATTGTGAGAAAATTTAGAGAAGAAAATCAAGGCGATTTTGCAAGACATTGTTAAGGAGATTGCTATGCCCCTAGTAAAATCAAGCAGTTCGGAAGCTGTTGGAAAGAATTATAAGAAAGAACGGGAATCAGGCAAGTCAAAAAAGCAAAGTTTAGCCATTGCTTTGTCAGTCCAACGCCAAGCCGCCAAAGGCAACCGCAAAGCCAAGTTGGAAGATGCTTACGCTAAATACATTGAAAGTAAAGCATGAAAAACGGACTATACGCAAACATACACGCCAAGCGTGAGCGGATTAAAGCTGGTTCAGGTGAGCGTATGAAAAAAGCGGGTGAAAAAGGCAGACCAACCGCCCAAGACTTCAAAGATGCCGCCAAAACTGCTAAAAAGCCCCGCAGACAAGTAATTTCTGACGCTATGAAGGATATGTAATGTTTAAAAAAGAAAAGATTAAACCTGAGAATTCTTTGTTGCAACCGCACAAACAGACCACGCTAGAAAAGAACCAAGATAAGCGTGAAAAGCGTAAAGCCGCATTAATGAAGCACTTTAATAAGTTTGCAAAGGATATGGCATAAATGGCTACATTGGCTGAAGTTCTACGCCAAGCTGGATATGTAACACCCCAAGGTCAGGTGGTTGGCCCACGCACAACTACGGCTCAAACTATGAGCAATTACATTCGTAACATCATTCCCAATGCCGCCCAAAACCTAGCCCAACAACGCTCAGATATAGACGCTGCCTTAACCATGGGTCAAGGGGGGCTTCAAGTGGGGGATAGGGCTGCCTTTGAGCGGGCTTTAGAGCAAGTGCCTAATTTAATGGGTAGTGTAAAAATACCTAAAAACAGCGTATTAGTTGATATTCCTTTATCCAAAATAGAACATGGTGAAAGCGCAACTATGGGCGGTAAATTAACTTGGCCTAATGCTGAAAATCTAATAAAAAAATACGCTGGAATGAAAACAGATTTTCCGCCAATCGAAGTTTTTAGTTCAGAATCGGCAAAAACACCTTTTATGATTTATGACGGAAGTCATCGGTTTGAAGCCGCAAAATTAAGAAATAACAAGTCAATTAAAGCTTACATTAACAAAAATGATACAGAAGCATTGCAAGCCTATAAAAATCTTAAAAATTCACGCAAAGAAATAATTGAACAAGAATTAGAAAAAGTATCAAAATAGTATTAGAATTTACCCTAACTAAATCAATCACTTGAGGTAGTATGGTTAATAAACAATTAAAAAATAATCCTAAAGGGGCAGGCAGACCAGCAGGAAGCCCTAATAAAAGCACCGCATTGGCTAGAGAAGCCATAGCACGGTTTGTTGATGGTAATAGCCATAAGTTACAAGAGTGGCTAGAAGCTATTGCTGATGACCCTAAATACGGCCCTAAACACGCATTTGACTGCTTTATGCAAGTGGCTGAATACCATGTACCCAAACTAGCCCGTACTGAGCATACTGGTAGCGAGGATAAACCCATTCGATATGTGGTTACATGGAAGAAGTAATCGAATATACAGACCTCAATATTGAACTGTATAAGCCTAGGGATGTATTCCTAGACTTCCACGATAGAACCCAACGCTGGGCTGTTATCATTGCTCACCGAAGGGCTGGTAAGACCGTAGCGTGTATTAACGACATTCTATGGCGAGCCATGACCGAGGAAAAGGAGAACGCTCGTTATGCTTACATTGCACCGTATTATGCACAGGCTAAGTCTATTGCTTTTGATTACCTTATGCAGTTTTCTGAGCCTGCTAGGACTAAGCACAATATCTCTGAACTGTGGGTCGAGCTATTCAACGGGGCTAGAATTCGTTTGTTTGGTGCAGACAATCCTGACGCACTTAGGGGTTTATACCTAGATGGCGTAGTTCTTGACGAATATGCTGACATGAAACCAAAGATATGGGGCGAGGTCATCCGACCCTTATTGGCTGATAGACAAGGCTGGGCTACATTTATCGGCACACCCAAGGGCCACAATACTTTTTACGATATATACCAATATGCCACGCTAAACAAGGATGAATGGTACAGCACCGTCTTACGGGCTAGTCAGACCAAGATATTGCCACAGGCTGAATTGGATGATGCCCTTAAATCCATGAGCATTGACCAGTTTCAGCAAGAGTTTGAATGTTCGTTTGAAGCTGCCATACTAGGTGCTATATACGGTACGGAGATGCGGTTACTTACCGATGCTGGGCGTATTACTAAAGTTGAGTGCGATACCATGTTTCCTGTACATACAGCATGGGATTTGGGCTACAACGATGCCACCGCTATTTGGTGGTTTCAGGTGGTGCATGGCGAGATTCGGGTATTGGATTACCACGAAGCGCATGGGCAGCCCATCATTTATTACGCCAACCAAATTAAAGAACGACCCTATGAATATGGCACACATTGGCTACCGCATGACGCTCGTGCAAAGACATTAGCAAGTGGCGGCAAGTCAATAATTGAACAATTAATGGATAAATTACCCCTAAAAAGCGGAAATTTGTTTAAAATTGTTCCAAATCTGTCATTACAAGACGGTATTCAAGCTTCAAGGATGGCACTAGCTAGGACTTGGTTTGATGCCTTTAAATGTCAAGACGGTATTGAGTGCTTGCGACAGTACCAAAGGGAATACGATGAGGATAAGAAAGTATTTCGAGAT